TGACCCTCTCCGACATCACACTCCCGATCTCCTATGCCGACGCCAAAGAACTGGCGCTGGTCTTCACCCCGCAGTTGGCCCAGCGGCTCGCGGAACTCCACGCAGAGCATGGCACAAGCAAGTGCGTGCCTGTGCCTCGCGTCTTGATGGACGGCAGGCTGATGCTGTCGGCGGACGTTCTGACAGAGGTGGTCGAAGGCGGGCTGCTACAGGGGATGTGGGAAGCGGCAGACAAGGCGATTCTGTTGTCCTCCGTCGAGGTGATTCCTTGGGGCGAGGCAGTCGCGCTGCTGCCGCCAGAACCGCCCCAGGACGGCTGACCGGGAGGGTCGCGGCACAATCTGGATTGATGCCCTCGGGGCTTACGGCGGACTCTAGTGGTAACCACAGGAGGGCCGCATGCCACCAGAAGATTCCGCCGAAGCGGTTAGCGAAGAACTCCCCGACGTTCTGGATCCGGGTGGAGAGGCCGAGCCCGATTCGCAGGCCACGGCCAGCGAATCCCCGGAGGCCCAGACGCAGCAGGACGTATGGGGTTCGTTTCGCCAACTCCCGCAATTTCAGGGAGTTTCCGACGAAGAGATCGCCTCGCGGCTTCAGGAAACAATGCGTCGGGAGCAGCAGGCGTCCCGGGCCCTTCAGCAGTACCAGTCCATTATCCCGGCCGCGTCGGAGTATCTCTCCAACCGCCCGATGTACGAGCAGTGGAAGCAGTCCCAGGCAGCCTCGTCACGCCAGCCGCAGGCTGCCCAGCAGCCGCAGCAGCAGGAAGAGCCGGCGTGGTGGAATCCGCCGAAGGTCAAGGACATCTATCGCCAGTACCTCACGCGCGACCAGCAGGGCCGCGAGGTTATCGCAGACGGGGCTCCGCTAGAGGCCCAGCACGAACTCGCTGCCTATCAGGCGTACAAGGCAGAGTTCGCCAGGAAGTTTCTGGACGATCCGCAAGCCACGCTTGGCCCCATGATCGAGAAGATCGTGGCGTCTCGGGCCCAGGAAATTGCTGAAAGCCAGATTTCCGGGCTCAAGGAAGAGTCGCTCGTTCAGCAAATCGAGGCCGAAAACCGCGATTGGCTCTATGACGAGCAGGGGCGTGTATCCCGGGAGGGTCTGCTTGTCCAGAAATACATTGAGGACGCAAGGGGTCTTGGCATCAGTGGTGCCAAGGCTCGTTGGGACTACGCGACAGCAATGGTCGAGAGGGAACTGGCCCTGGCCAACCTTCAGACAGCCATGCAGCCGCCAGCCCCGCAGGTGCAGCCCGCTGCCCCTGCCGTCCCGCCGCCGGCACCACAGCAGGACACCGCCCAACGCAACATGGAGTTCTTGAGGCAGCAAGCCTCACGGGCGCCAGCGCGACGGGCCAACCCAACGACCGACTCCCGAGTACCCCAAAAGCCAATGTCTTTCGCAGATCGGATGTACTCCAATCTGCAAGGCATGGAATGACAAGAAAGGGCTAACGTACCATGGCCTCTCCTAACGACTGGGCCCGCGCGATTGCCACGACCATCGTGCAGCACACGCGGGAAGAAGAGATTGCCGTCTTCCGGCGCTTCAAAGTCTTCGCCATGCTGGAAGCCAGCGGCAACATCCTGATGAACCAGTCCGGCAGAGGCTTCGACTGGAATGTTCGCTACCGCAACGCCCCCGTAACGGGCAACACGGGCGATACTCCCAGGACGTTCTCCCGCATCAACATGTGGAAGCGGGCGGAACTCCCGTGGCGTGGGTTCACGACCACGGATGCCATCTACCGGCGTGAGTTGCTGGAGAACCGTGGCAAGGAAGCCCTTGTCAACGTCGCGTCCCAGATGGCGCAGCGGCTTCAGGAGAGCCTTGAGCAGTACCTCTCCTACCAGCCCTACGTCGATGGTAACGCCCCGGGCAACGAGAACTTCTTCCACGGCGCTTTGTCGTTCCTGGGCTACAACGGCACCATCGACGAGGACAACGCCGGCGTGGCTACGGCCGACGTTACCGCCAGCGGCAACTACAAGGGCGGCACGGCCGACCGCTTCGGCTACCCGTCCGACACCTACGCCGGGCTCTCGACGCAACTCGGGTACTACGGCGGTGGCCGTCTGAACAACGCCTCGACCGGCACGTTCCCCGACGTTGCGGTCGATCCCGAGTTCGACTTCTACAGCCCGATCATCGTCAACTACAACGCCTCGTCGTTCAAGGGCCAGCGCAACTGGCAGGACAACTGCGTGATGGCAACGCGCGAAGGCATTGTGCAATGCAAACGCAATGACACAAAGGAGTCGCAGATCGACATGGTGGTGCTGGACCGCAAGTTGTTCATCCAGTACCTCAACGGTCTGGAGAGCAAGGAGCGGGCCATCGTCACCCGTGAGAACGGCCTGCGGTCCTACGGCTTCTCCGATGTGTTTGAGCAGGACGGCTGCGAAATCTGCCATGAGGCGGCCGTTCCGTCCGGCCTTGGCTTCGGACTCTCCATCGGCAACATGGAACTCCGGTGCCTGGAGAATCAGTTGTTCATGGCCGAGGGACCGTATTTTTCCGAGGAAACGCAATCGTACAGGTACGCCTGTTCAACCCTCGGCAACATGCGTTTCCGTTCGCCTCGCAACTTCTTCCTGCTCGCCCCGGTGACGGCGCCGGCGGCCACGGTCTGACCCATCACTTCCTGACACAGGAGAGATCATGTCCACGATTTTTAGCGATCCGGGTTGGCGCCGCGGCAGCACGCTGCTCAACCGTGAAGTTGTCGAGTACGACGATGCTCCGACGAACTCCATCCCCACCGCCGGCAAGGAACTGGTGGGGCAGGTCAAAATCTTCCAAGATGTTGACCCCTCGTCGGGCAAGCGGTACAGCAATCGTCTGGTGTACTGCGTAGCGGCTCGCTACACGGGCGCCAGCGATCTGACCACGGCCGACGCCGGCAAGGTGTTCGCCTTCTCCACCGCCGCCGGGGCCAAGGGCACCGAGGCTTCGGGCGGGCCGCTGGAAGAGTTCTCGGCGGTCGCTACGGCGACCAACGTGAACACGGACCTGCGGTACTACGGTGTGCTGGACGAGTACCTGACCGAGCCCGTTCGCAAGAACGACATCGTGTGGCTTGTCGTGAAGGGCCCCTGCTCGATCCAGTCGGGCGGTACGGCAGTCGCGGCGGGTGCGGCCATCGAGGTCACGGGCACGGCGGGGCGGATCGCCACCCGCGCGACCGGCAAGCACATCGCCTCGCAGATTGCGGGCGCCTCGGCCGGTGCAACGGCCGGTGCGTTGGTTCGCGTCAACCTGCACAGCGACATGATCTGAAGCACGAAGGCCAGCGCTTCTCCTTCGCCACGATGCAGCCCGCCGGGAGGCAGCCCCGGCGGGCTGCTATCATTTCAGGCATGTCCCAACTGTGCATCCACTGTGCCACGGAGTACCCGCACGACCGGGAGCATTTCTACTGGCACAAGAGCGACGGGCTGTCCAGCGTGTGCCTGTCCTGCCACAAGGCCCAGCGGCGTCACCAGCGGCAGGCCGAGAAGGCCAAGCGAGCCAAGGCCCTCAAGAAGATCGAGGCTTCTGGCATCGACCTGTACGCCAAGTTGGCCCAGGCTGGGGGATCCAACATCCCGCACTCGGCCGAACTGGTCGAGAAGGTCTGCGAATACTTTGGCGGCGTGTCGGGCTTCGCCGCCATCATGGTGAAGCAGTATTACGATGCAAAACCAGGGACCAGTACCAGAAACAAGGTGCTGGAGACGATCTGCCGGCTCATCCAAAGCAATGTGGATAGCGGTGGAGCCAAAAAGCCGCTGACACTGTGGACCGAGGACGAACTGGAAGCGGAACTGCAAGAACGCTTCCGGCTGGCCGTCTTGTCCCAGCGGGTGCTGATTGATGCCAAGCCGACACCCCAAGGCGAATCCCCCGAAGATTCCGAAGATCCCCACCCTGACGCAGCATCAGGTGGAGAAGATCAAGGAACTCCAGTCGGAACTGCGGGAACGCCAACTGGAGGGGCTGAAACTCTATCAGCCGACTCCCCAGCAGGACGAGATCCACAAGTGCCGGTCGAGTGAAGTCCTCGTCATCGGTGGCAATCGTTCTGGCAAATCCCTCTCGACGTTTGTCGAGGACGCTCGGGCCGTTACGGGCAGCGACCCGTACAAGAAGTACCCCGAGAAAGACGGCGTGCTGGTCATCGTCGGCAAGGACTGGAAGCACATCGGTCTGGTCGTGTATCCGCTCCTGTTCCGCCCCGGCGCCTTCAAGATCATCAAGGATTTGAAGACCGGCGATTGGAGAGCGTTCAATCCCGCCACCGACGAGGACAGGCGATGGGAGGCCCGGCCAGCCCCGGCCCTCATACCCAAGCGGCTTATCAAAAGCGTGTCCTGGGTACTGAAGTCGGCCCAGTACATCCAGCAATGCACGCTGCACACCGGCTGGACGATCTACTTCTTCTCTAGCGAAGGCGACCCTGTGCAAGGGTTTTCCGCCGACAGATGCCACGTTGACGAGGACATCAACAACGAGAATTGGGTGCCGGAACTCCAGGCTCGCCTTGTTGACCGGCGTGGAGTGTTTACATGGTCGGCCATGCCGCACTCGACCAATAACGCTCTCATAGGCTTGAAGGAGCGGGCGGAAGAACAAGAAGCCCTGCACGGCGAGAAGTCAACGATCCGGCTGTTCAAACTGCGGTTCTTGGACAATCCGTTCCTGCCGGAAGCAGAGAAGCAGAAGTCCATTGCCCGCTGGGCGGCCGTTGGGCCGGACGTTCTGCGGCAGCGAGCCGAGGGCGACTTCATCGTTGACTCGGTGCTGATGTACCCGAACTTCGATATGTCGGTCCACGGCTACTCGCGGGAAAGCCTGGAACACGGGCAAGTGCCGAAGGACTGGACTCGGTACGCGGTCATCGACCCCGGGCATTCGGTGACGGCCATCTTGTTCGCGGCCGTCCCGCCCGACGAAAGCACCATCCTGCTGTATGACCAACTCTACCTACGGCAGTGCAACGCCTCGGTGTTTGGGGAGGAGTTTGAGAAGAAGGTCCGCGACCTGCACTTCCACGCCTTCATCATTGATGCCCACGGTGCCCGCATCCGGGACATCGGATCCGGCCGTCTGCCCTCCGAGCAGTACACCGAGCAGATGGCGAGCCGGAACATCCGGTCGGCCATCACGGGATCCAGTTTTCTTGCGGGCTGCGATGACATTCCGGCCCGGTCAGAAGCCACTCGCGTCAGCCTGCACATCAGGGCAAAGACAGGGACTCCGCTCCTCCGAGTCTTGAGCGGGGCGTGCCCGGACTTGGAGCGTGAGATCAAGCGATACCGGAAGAAGGTCAACTACGTCTCCGGTATAGCCGTTGTCACAGACGCTCCCAATACACGGGGCGAGTGCCATCTGGTTCAGTGCATGGAGTACCTGTGTGCGTACCGGCCCAAGTACCACAAGCCACCGCCCCGCCCAGAGGCCGAGCCATGGTGGGTCAAGTGGCTGGAGCAGCGCAAGAAGCGGCTTGGGGCAGAGCAGGGCTCATTCGTAAACTTGGGACCATCCTTCGGAGGGAGCAATGACAACCGATAAATGGCGTATGCCCAGGCCGGCTCTGGGCGACATCGTTCTGTTTAGCACCGACATCCACACCTTCAACAGCCCCACGGTCGGGTTCGTTATTCAGGAACCGGGCGATTCAACGGTCCGCATCCTGACGTTCACGCCAACCGGGTGGGTGGATCGCCCGTCAGTCCACCACAAGGATGACCCCGACATTCACGGGGACCACGGCTGGGCGGAACTGGGGTGCTGGGATTTCGCCCCTCTCACGCAGGCCATCTACAAGGCGGCGGCAGCGGCTTCGTTCGCCAGCGCCAAGGAGCGGCTGAACAGTGTCAGCAGTAAGTGACCTGCTTCGGCAGTTGACCCAGACCTGGGTCAAGAAGTTGAACGCAGCCGTCAAGTACAAGCGGTCTTTCGCGGAGGACGCGAAGGAAGCCGCCATGTTCTTTGATGGCGAAACGAATTGGATGTGGCGTGACTCCTACGCCCGGGGCGAGAAGGGCTACAACGCCAGCATCGCGCCTCCCAATTTTAGGATGCAGGTCAACAAGGTTTTTGAACTGCTCGACATCTATGGGGCAGTCATGTACCACCGCAACCCAACGCGGACTGTCTCCGTGATGGAGTACCCCGACCTGCCGCCCGAGACGCTGGGCATCCAGATGCAGCCGGGCATGGACCCGTCCATGATGCCCCCGGAGCAACTCCAGATCGTGCAGATGGCGGCCCAGGAGTACGCCAACAAGGAACTGCGGCGCGGTACGGCCCTGTTGTTAGAGAAGTACCTGAACTGGACCCCGCAGGAACTGAACCTGAAGTTGCAGGGGCAGAAGTGGGTCCGCGAAGCCCTGATGAAGGGCATGGGGGTCATGTGGACCGAGATGGTGACGCTGGAGACTTCCGGCGACGGCTCGCGTCCGCCCACTCGCATGGTGGGCAGTTTCTATGACACCATCGACAACTTCTTGATGGACCCTGACTGGGACAACATGGATGACATCTTGTGGTGTGCCCGCAAGTGCGTCATGCCCCTGGAACAGGTAGCCGAGGAGTTCGACATCCCGGAAGAGGAACTGCGAAAGCACAACCAAGCCGGCCGCGACATCAAACTCGACCGGGAGCCACGGGGCAAAAAAGAGAAGGACAAGATCGAGAACACCAACGAACTTGTCACCTATTACAAGATTTGGTCGAAGTGTGGCATGGGGGATCGGTTCAAGAACGCCCCCAAAGAACATCGCGGTGTCTTCGATCAGTTGGGCCGGCACTGCTACATCGTGGTGTGCGAGGGGCTGGACTACCCCCTCAACATGAAGCCATCGGACATGGAGTACCTGAACGAGGGCCCCGAGGCCCAGATGCCCCAGGAACTTCTTGCCAAGGTGGCGTGGCCCATTCCGTTTTACTGCGACCCGCAGGGTTGGCCTTTCACCCCGCTGTGGTTTCATTGGAAGCCCGGATACGCCTACCCCATCAGCCACATCCGGCCGGCTATCGGGGAATTGCGGCTTTTGAATTGGGCAATGTCGTTCGCCGCCACGCGGATCGCAACGTCGTGCGAGACGATGATCGCCGTGCAGAAGGCAGCCGACCAAACGATCAAGGATCAGATCCTGGCGCCTTCGGAGGGTGGGTTCAAGATCATCGAGTTGAGCGAACTGCTTGGCCGAGGGGTTGGCGACATCATGTCGGTGTTCCAACTCCCGCAGGTTACGCGGGACTTGTGGGAAATAATTACCGCTGTCGCGGACCTTTTCGCCCAACGCACCGGCCTCTCCGAGTTGGTTTATGGCTACACCAGAAGTTCCTTCAGGAGTGCCAGCGAAGCCACGATCAAGCAAGAGAACGTGAGCGTGCGCCCGGACAACATGGCGAACCAGTTGGAGGACGCCATGTCGCTCCTAGCCCGCCGCGAAGCGTTGGCGGCACGCTGGCTCTTGGAGCCAGAGGACGTTCTGCCGGTGCTGGGTCCGGTGGGGGCCATCGGCTGGCAGAAGACTGTGCAGCAGGCTGACTTGGTGGGCCTGACCAGGGACTACATCTATCGCGTCGAGGCCGGAAGTGCCCGCAAGCCCAACAAGGCCACGCGCGTCGAGCAGATGCAGATGAGCGTTCAGACGCTCGGACCCATCGTGTCCGGGCTTGTCGGTGCCGGCATCGTGGAACCCTACAACGCCCTGATGCGCGACTGGGCCAATAGCCTCGACATCGACGCCACCCCGTACATGATTCCGCCCCCTCCCCCGCCCGCCGCGCCGCCCCCGGTTCCTCCCCCGGACGAGCAGGCAGCGGCTGGCGGGGAGGGCACGCAGCCCCCGGCGTAGCCCAGTGGACCCCAAGCAGAGAAAGCGGTGGCAGAACCTCTGGACTCGCTATCGGATTGGCGAAGCCGCCTTCGCCAGCATTGCGTCCAGAAACAAGGGGAAGTGTGAGATATGCAACTGCGACCGTCGCATGTGCGTCGATCACTGCCACCAAACGGAAACCATACGCGGGCTGCTCTGCACCAGTTGCAACGCCGCCCTGGCTCGGTTCGGTGACAACCTTGCCGGCGTCATGCGTGTAGTGAGGTATTTGAAGGCCCATGAGCGACGAAGTTCCAGCAAGCATCCAAAGAGCCGGTCACGCGGTGAAGGATATGTACTTGCGTTTGCTGTCCGAAGGCCAGACTCCCAAGTTCGCGGAGATGTGTGCCCTCCAGCAGCCGCCGGGCGTGCGGGGAAGCGACCGGGCGGTGATGCAGGGCCGGTACAACGGCCAGTGGCTGGACGAAATGCCAAAGGATCACGCCGACAGAATGCTGCGGGAGGCGAAAGCCGCCGGTATCAACGTAAGTGGTCGGTTCTATATGAGCGGTCTGGCCGACAAGCGAGGCCACCGCGACCCAGCCGCGTGGATCGACTCCGTGTCGGACATCAAGCAGGTGGCCCGCGAGCGGAACCTGACCGTGCAGGGGATCGTGGAACACAAGGGATCCCCCGTCGATCCTCCCAAGCAGAAGCGGCTTAGCGCAAGACTCACCCGCGAGATGATGGCCTACGAGCGCCGCAAGAACCCCGGCTCCAAGATCAAAGACGGCGATTTGAAGGAGATGGTCAAGGAGAAGTACGGCAGGAAGGTGCGTCGATGAACACCGCCCAGGACGTTGTGGACTACCTACTAACGGCCACCGGCGGCGGGGCCCAAGATGGCGAGCATCGAGCCGTGCGATCCGCCGTGGTTCACGGTGTCCGGGAGGTTTTCCAGACAAGGGACTGGCTCTGGCACACGACCGAGGGCACGTTTACCACCCAGCAGATCAGCACCACAGCCACCATCACGACTGGCAGTCCCACTATTACGGTCGCCAGCACCACGGGTTTCGCCCCTGGGCGGATCGTGATTTTTGGCGGCAACGGATACTTCAGCCTCACGCCCCGCGTTGTGTCGGTCAATGTGGCCAACAGCACGGTGACCCTTGACCGCAATGCCGTAGGCAGCGGTACGGGGGTGACTGTCATGCCGCAGACGTTCTATGACCTGCCGTTGAACGTCAAGGATGTGGACTCCCTCATCACCGAAACGGTAGGCACGCTGTACTGCTACATCTCCCCGCAGGAGTGGCAGCAACTCCAGATCAACACCCGTGGGGCCGGCGAGCCCTACTACTACACGATCATGCGGTCCGACACGGATCCGCAGCGCTTTCAGGTTCGGTTCGTCGGCGTCCCTACCGATGGCACGGTGGTGTACTACACCTACCGATACACGCCCGCCCCCGTGCGATTGATGGGGTACGAGCAGTCGTGCCGGGCCGGCACGGCCACGGTGGCGTCCCCCAACCTCACGACCGTCACGATCACGGGCAACACGCTTCCGCCAGACCTGACTGGGGCAGTGATCCGTTTTGGTACGACTACAACGGAAGCCGATCCCGTTGGGTCGCTGGCCCCGTTTGTGCATGAGCGGCGAATCATCTCGCGGGTCAGCGACACGACCCTTACGGTGGACTCGGCCCTGCCAGCCATGGCCGGCGTGAAGTACGCCATCGCCAACACCATCGACGCCAGCCAGACCATGTACACCGCTGTGCTGTCCGCGTCGGAAATGTGGTACGCCCGGTTGGCAGGCAAGGATGCGGGGCAGGCCACGCAGGTGTTCAACCGCGACCTGCGGCTGGCCCTGGAAAACGACGTTATTAGTCCGCAGTCTGGACGAACCCGCCGCCAGTACCCGACTCCGCGAACGATGGGCTACTACTCACCGATCCTGCCTGATGTGGGGTGACGATGGCTGGCGTAAGGATCGAGAACTGGGCTGGTCTGGCCACGGCAATCAGCCCCTACGTTTTGCCGCCCGGAGCCACGGTCCGGCACAACAACCTGCAAGTCTGGCGTCCGGGCGAATTGCGTCCTCGGCCCGGCATGGACGCGGTGTTTTCGACGCTCGACTTCAGCGAGATTGTCGGACTGTATCGGGTGTCCAACGGCGTCAACGCCCTGGATGACCTGATCTCCTGCGTGAGAACCAGCGACACGCAGACCCAAATCCGCTACCTCCAGCCATCCGACTCGACAGACCCCACTGGCTGGTCATCGCAGACCATGGCGACGGTAACAACGCCCTCGCGGGCGAGCCCGGCGTTTTCTGAAGACCGTCACGGCCGGATCTATGCGTTCATGGGCTACGGCGTGCAGCCCAAGGTCATTACGCCCTCGACCCGCACGGCCGTAGACGTTGGTATTCCCGCCCCCACGATAGCCCCCACGGTAACGCCGACAGGAAACGGATACTTCATCGAGCGGGTCGATGTCATCGACGGCGGCGGATCGTACTGGGCCCCTCCCCCAATCCTCATCTCCGGGGGCGGGTCGCCAGCGCGGTCGGCAAGGCTCAAGACCATCATTCAAGGCGGTGCCATCGTCGCGGTCGATGTCATTGACGGTGGGTCTGGGTATTCGTCTCCACCGACACTCACGATTGATGACTCCACGGTGAAGGGGGTGGGATTTCTCGGGTACGGCGTCATCGGCATCGACCCCGGCCTTCAGGGCTTTGAGCCGGTGCTGACCACGCTGGGCACGCTGACTTCTGCCAGTGCCACCGTTACCGACGTTTCCAATATCTCTCTTGTCCGAGTGGGCTCTACCGTCAAGGCGGCGTCCGGGGTGCCGGCGGGCGCTGTGGTGTCGAGCGTGGACGCGGCCAACTCGCGCTTCACCATGAGTGCCACGGCCACCGCGTCGGCCATCGGCACCATGCTGACGCTCAACGAGTCCACGACGAGCGGCACGACCAATGCTTCTCTGTCGCACGGGTTCTCTATCGAAACGACTGCGCCATCCATCGCCTACAGTTTCCTGTCTGCGGCTACCACTTCAGGGACTACGGTCCTCAATAACGTGGCCGAAGTAAGCAGGGTGGCGGTCGGCGCTCGTTGCCAGGACACGACGCTAGGAATAGCCAACACTACCAGCGTTACGGCGGTCAACGTCGCGGCGAAGACCGTCACCCTGTCAGCCGCCCCATCAGCAACTTCCGGCACCACGGGGTCAGTGACGTTTACGCAGGGAGCAAACGCCTCATTCGACCCCGCGTTGGCTCAATACTCTGCCGTCATCCCCCTGAACAACGGAACTAATTCCGGCACCGGAGCAGCATCCAAGGGTTCCGGGGCGTCGGCCCGCGTCACGTTCGGGATGATCGCGGACTCGCTGTCGCATCAACTGGGCGGATCGCAAGACTCGACTTGGCCCGTGCGGCCCACGGGGGCGTTCTACGGAGCCTCCGGGTCTACGCTGCTGTCGCCTACGCAGGGCGTAGGCAGCGGTCTTTACGCCCCCGATTACTGGGTGGACACAGACAATGCTGCCCTGTATCCGAACAACGCCACCAGCATCTGGGGCAATTACTACGAGGCGTACAAGTTCCCTCGCAACAACGCGGACTTCTTCGCGGCGTTCGTGCCGGACTTCAGCATCCGGTTTCATGGGCGCGGGATTTCTTCGCGCGGCTCGGCGGCGGTGGTGGGGTCAGGCCCGACCCCCGCGCAGGACAGGTACACCGAGTTCTACGCCTATGACTACGCCAAGGTGTCTTTGCGGTACTACACCGGAAGCCGTGCGGAACTAGAGTCGGCTACGGATACGGAAGACAAGTGGGTGTGGGTGACGGTGCCGGTTGTTCACGGCACGCAGCCGTACATCGAGGTCGAACTGCAACCGGCCAAGAAGACGGGCAGCACTGCCTACTCCCAGTATTCCGGTTATCAGACCCCGATCATTCGCATTTACCTGAAGTATTGCCCCGACTCCTGGGTACATGCCCTCGACAACACCCTGAATGTGGGCTGGCGGCGAGTGCAGGGCGGCGTGCGCGACCATACGCAGACCTCCTACAAGGGTTGGTGGTGTGCCGGTGCGGCCGAGAACGGCGCGGCGTACCGACCCATCGTGGATTTCCGGCAGGGGTCCGGCGTCAACGATGCGGCCGGGCTGGGCCTCGGGACAGTGCAGATCATCCGGGCAGGCGCCGGCATGGAACAGGGGACGTTTTTCGCCCTCCAGTTCGACCAGATCAACGCCGGCAACATCGTGTTTGGATCGACAGGCTATAGCCAGTCGGTGTACTCGGACGGCTCCATCTATCGGCCGGGACCAGGGTACAGCGTTTCGTATCCGATGACCTGGGGCGGGTTTTTCAAAACGCCCGTGTTCCCCCAGTTCTCCGACGAGTATCAGGAAACCCCCAACAGCGCCGCCCTGACCAAGCCGTTCGGGCTCTATCGGCAGCGACTCTACTTTTGGGCGGCCCAGGCGGCGGCTGGCCAGCAGGGTCCGCCGGGGGCGGTTGTTGGAACCCCGACCGTGCTTGTGCCCGGCACGGGGTACGTCACTAACGACAGGGCGTCGTTCACGCTGCGGCAGCGTTCCAGCCTCACATCGGCAGCCACGTTTTCTGCCGGCCAGACCTACTCGTTTACGGCCCGGCAGATCACGCAGCCCGGCCAAACGACAAGCATTGGCTCGGTCACCATCTCCAGCGGCGGCGCGAACTACTACGGAGTCCCGCAACTCCAGTACACGGGCGGCGGGGGCGGCTACGGGCTGACCATGGATGCTATCGTGTCCAACGGTGGCATCACGGCCGTCAACGTGGTGTCTGGCGGCGACAACTTTACGGCCAGCCCCACGATCACGGCCGTCTCGCAGACCGCTCGCGTGCTGCCTGTCATGCGTCCAGCGATGCGCGGAACGTACCGCTGCGCGTACCGCTACGCCGACTGGTCGATGACTGAAATCGCCACCCGCAGCATCACGACCACGATTGGCTCCAAGCAGGTCACTGTTGCAAGCGCCTCTGGAATAGAGCCCGGCATGGTCATCGACGCAGCCAACGTGCCGTTCATGGCCAAGGTGGTGTCGGTCAACGGGCTGCAACTGACACTATCGGCAGAAGCCACGGCCACCGGAACGGTCAATTCCACCGTGCGGGACATGACCAAGCCGATCTTCTATTCAGACTTCTCGCCCATAACGGACGTTGACACGACGCTGTTCACGGCCAGCCCGAATGCCACGCAGATGCAGTGGACGCTCCCGACGCTGACGGCCCCGGGACGCGCGACTATCGTGGAGTTTTACAGGACAAGCGGCGACCAGTCGCTGGTGTTCTACAGGCTGGAGCAATACGCCCGTGTCAGCAACGGCACGATCTCTGTCGTGGGGACTGACACGCTTACGGACGAAGACCTGTTCAATCCTGATCGCCCGTTCTACGCGGCGGTCCCCGTGGTTTTGCCCAACGGCAACCTCAATGCCTACAGGTTTGGGGTGCCGCGTGCAGACATGTCTTCGTGTGCGGCATACGGGGACAGGCTGTGGTACGCCGCCAGCACCAGCGGGCAGTATCCCAACAGCGTATTTTTCTCGGAGTATGACGAGTTTGAGTCGTGCCCGGCCGAGAACGAACTGACCATCCAGAACAACCAGAAAACCACGGACTCCATTACGGGATTGGTGCCGTTCTCGGTGTACCTGCTGGTGATGCAGAACTCGTTTTGCTACGCCCTGTCCTACAACACCGACCCCAGCGTAGACGCCAACATCAATCTGCTCGCCAATCGGGGGATGCTGTCGCAGACATGCCACGACCTATTCGATGACAGTCTGTACGCCATGGACGAGCGGGGCGTGTATGTGATGGATCGCTCGGGGGCGGTGCAGAGCCTGTCAGAGCCAATCCGCAACCTGTTCGACAACGGCGAACTCGACTTGACCAACAAGCACAGGTTCTTCGTCAAAGTGGACAAGCAGGCCGGCATCCTGCGGGCGTTCGTTATTACGCAGGGTTCCGGGGCAACCTCGCCTAACTTGGCACTCTGCTACCACATCGAGCAAAAAACGTGGTGGACTGAATCATGGCCCAACAGCCTGACCTGCGGCGTGGACTACCGGCGGCTGGCCAGTCAGTCCAATCGGCCCGCTTACGGCTGCATCGACGGCGACATCTACCGGGCAGCCGGGCTCCGGGACCAGTGCTATCGCTCGATTGCCTCGGTGTCCGTCACTAACGGCGGCAGCGGCTACACCACGCCCCCAACGGTAGCAGTGGCGGCTGGCCAAAGCGGTGCCGGGGCTCGCTTCACTGCCTTGATGGCCAACGGAACGGTCACGGAAATCCTGATCGAAGAGCCCGGGTTTGGGTACGGCCAATACTCGGGCAGCACGTTCCTGACCAACGTCAGCCTGACCATCAGCCCGCCGCCGTCCGGGACTACGGCTACGGCGACGGCAGCCTGCGTGCCGCCGCTGCTCAACGCCAACGAGTACCCGCAGCGGACGGTGCAGTATGCGGTGCGGACCAAGGCTCTGGAACTCATCAACGACTCCAACGCGCAGACCAAGGACCGCCTGATAAACAGAAGCGTGACCGTGGTGTACCGCCCCACCGAAACCGACAGCGACCTGTATTTGCGGGAGTATTTCAACAACGCCTCGACCCCTCGGGCCAACGTCATGCCACGGGATCGAGGCACGGGGTTTGTCCATGACACGCAAGGGGCAAAAACCTCGCTGAACATGGCTGCCGACCGCTCGTCGCTAGGCACCGCCACAGGGGTGGCGACCGCCCAGTTCGCGGGCCGCAACTACAGCGACATGGGCGGGGCCGACAGGCATGTGGCTGTTGAACTGGCCGGCGGCGGGCAGTCCGCTAACGCCAGCGACCCCGTGCCTTCGCGGCCGACCATCTACGCACTGGAAGTCGCGGGGGTGCTGGGCGATGGCAACTGACTCCAACGCTCTAGTGCAGGCGCTCATCAACGGCGGGCTCGATCCGGCCTCCAGCCGCGTCATTGCCAACGCCATCGCCAACGCAGCCACCCCGCAGTTTTCGCAGTCGCGGGATGTTTCGGACGCTACCCCGCGCGACCAACTGCGGATGATCGACTCTGACACCCGCAAGTATTTGCTAACGAACTTGGATTACTCGTCAGAAAACCCCTACCAAGATCGGCTTCAGGCCCATCCCGGCAGGTTCAACGCCAACACGGCCGACCACCCCTACAAGGGCGCACAGCCAGTGGCGCCGGTGCCGCCACTGTCGCAGCCGTCCGTTCGCGGCGGGGATTACGTCAGCGTAGACAACAGTGTCCAAGACAATACGCCCATAGCCACCGTGGGCATGAAGTTTGGCAGCAAGGCCGGCAGGCATTTGCGCATCAATCCGGCCACGAAGGCGGTAGATGCCGTGCCCATGCAGTTTTCCAGCCCGCAGGGTCTGGTCACGGCAGAGATCGCAGAGAACACCAACAGCAACGACATCGAACTCGTTGTGCGGCAACTGGCCGACAAGACCGTGGTGCTGGCAGACGGGACCAGCGTGGGCACCAAGGTGTGGCCCGACGCGGCCGTTGCTTCCTCGACGGTGTTCACCACTTGGGCCCAGCAAAACCTGATGGCCAAGACCAGTGCGGACGCCGTTCTGTCCGCTCTCGGTGGCGTAGACAGTTATTCAGGCACATGGACGCCGCAGATTGGCGCGCTGACCACGAACCCTACGGTCACCTACAGCACGCAGTACGGGCACTACTTCAAGATTGGCAAGTTCGTCTACCTGACCGGGGCGATTCAGTTGGCCAGCATGGCGTCGAGCGGAAACGGGGTTTTGTGCATTCAGAACATCCCGCCATCGCTCGCCATGGCCGGCACGGCCAATCAGTTTATTTGGGCCGGCAACGTGGCTTACATGCTCAACTGGACTACGCAAGGACCGCAGACCTGCTATGCCCAGATCCTTACGGCCGGATCTCCCGGCGTATTGGTTCTGGGCTACCACCTGCCCACAACCATCGGCCTGATAACGCAGGCCAATTTGTCGGCTACCGCCTACGTTTCGTTTGCGGTTGGGTATTTAGCGGCGAGTTGATCGTGCAGTTTTGCCTGCGATAGGGCCCAAAAACAGGTTGCTATGTACGACGCTTTCCAAAGCCAGATCCGCACCGACGCTCCGTTCAAGGAGAACTTCCTGCGACGGGCCTCGATGGCCCCGCAGGTGCATCGTGAGCCGAGCCAAAGCCGATCTGCTTTTGCCCGTGCGTTGTCGGACCAAACCGGCACGGACATCCGCAACACGTTTGACGAGCAAAACCGGGCGTTTCGGCAGAAGTCCGAAGAGGCCCGTGCGCGTGACGTTCAGGCTGCCCGGGAGCGGCAGACCACCCGCTATGGCATGGACCGCGAAAGGGAGGTCACGCGGCGACAGCAAGACAACCGCCGCGACATCGCCCGCGCAGACCTGTCCGCCTACATGGACCGTGCCCGCAAGGACTACAAACTCAACCGCATGAGCAACTTGGTGAACTTGCTGCTCCAAGGCGGCATGTTTGTTCAGCCGACTGCGAGCAGCATGTACAGGGCGTGGTCGGCCGCCCGCCCGATAGCGAGTGCTGCCGAGGCTGCCAGCAGCGCCAGCGGACTGGGCTCACTGTTTAGTGGGGGCGCGGCTAACGCGGGCATGGAAGCCGCCGGATCGCCTTCGTATTACGACCTGTATGGCGGGGCTCCGGTCCTGTCCGGCCTACGGTAAGCGACACGATGTTCTCTGCCGCATCTTTTACGCCGACGTACTCCGGGCCGATCACGGCTTCCGGCGACCTGCTGCGCCGCAACAGAAACACCGCCATGTCCCAGGCAGAGTATGCGGGGAACGAGCGGGCTTTCCGCCCCATGCGGCTTGGAATGGGCGCTGGCAGCGGGCTGATGCGACATCAGGGCGGCATCGCGTCGGACGTTGAGCGCGCCAAGGGGTACGCCCAGGCGCAGCAGGCCATGGGTGATTACGAAACCATGCTGGCTAACGCCCAACTGGGCTACCAGACCAACGTGGCGGACGAGCAGGCCGGGATCGCCAACCTGCTTCTCAAGCAGCGGCAGATTGACCAGGGAGCCTCGCTCGACCTGCGAGAAAACCGCATCTCCCGGGGACTAGCGGACTACAAGCGTCGTGTCGAAAACGAGTCGGCTCGGTTCAAGCGCGAGGCTTCAGTTGGCGGAATCTTGGCTGGTTTATTTAGGAGTTGACCCATGGCACTGCACATCACCTTCACCACTCTCACGCCCGACGCGATGGACCGGATGCTGAAGGACGTTGCCTCCAACGAGGCTGTCCGCCAACTGCCGCTGCACAAGCGGAAGAAGGCCCGGGAAGAGAAGGAAGATGACGAAGAGGACGAGGATGACA